TTTTAGTAGAGGGGACCAGTTATGGTTACCTAAGATTTTAGTGAGACCGGTCAAATATATACAAAGTAGTAGAAGTTACCCTTTTATTAGGCTAATCTTCTCTGCTCTATATATTACTCGATCGATCAAGTTAGATAGTGAGATATCATTTGAAACTATCGAGAAAGGGCCCGAATATATCGGTACTCCCTCATCGTTAGACAAAGATATCGAACTATTTCTAAAAGACTTAGGAGTGAATCTTAAACATATAGGTAAACCACCTAAATCGGTGAGATTTAAGGAGTTTCATATGACCTCAAAATCCGGTCCAAATGGGCATGCCCTATGGACAAGTTTTAAGGATCTTATGTCATTATCTCCAAACCAAGCAGAATCAATCAAGATTCTAGGAGGAGAGAAGTTAATGAATCTTATGTTTAAGTTTTCTCAACTCTATCAGAGAATTCCTCAATTTTTCGATAACCGGAACCCTATCACTAGGGAGCCGACTTCTCGTCGAATTGCGAAAATCAATGATAAAGAGGGAAAAACAAGAGAGGTAGCTATTGGAGATTATTACACGCAGGCGGCATTGTTGCCACTGCATAATTTTCTCTATAAGATACTCTCGAGTATTCACCAAGACTGTACATCGGACCAAACCAAGCTCTTTTATTCTTTGGAGAAATCAATAGGGAATTCCTATCACAGTATAGACTTAAAAGCCTTTACTGATAGGTTTCCTATTGATATTAACCATAGAATATTAAGAGTATGGTTTGGGTTAGAATATGCTGATGCATGGAAGTACTTGATGGTGGGTACACCATTTGATTACAAGGGTTATAAAGTTATCTATAACACTGGTAATCCGATGGGTTTGTACTCCTCATTTAATACTACTGCACTAGCACACCATTTCATTGTATGGAGGGCATGTAAAATGTCCAACTTACGATGGAAGAGGGCTAGATATATGTTACTAGGTGATGATATCGTTATCGCTAACGATACATTAGCTAGGAACTATAAAAAGCTTCTAACCGAGTGGGGTGTTGAAATACAACATTCCAAGTCACATACATCTCCTAATGGATTTGAATTTGCTAAACAAATCCGTTATAATGGAGAGAATGTGTCACCCTTCCCTTTATCGGCACTCTATGAGAGACGATCCGAGACTATTACTAGTACCGGAATAATCTTTCATGAGCTATCCTATAAACGGTGGGGTCCTGATTTGATGTCAGTCCTAGAGAGTTACTTCGTTAATGTGTTGAAGTGGGAGCGGCCAAGATTTAGGCAGTTCCAACCAACAATTAACTTGGTAATATCCTTACTTTTGACTTTGCAAGGGAAAGGCTCAATAGGTAAAGCAGTAATGCGATACGTAAAAGCCCTTGTTCCCGGTGCACCTCGAAAATTTTCCAAGAAAGTTAACAAAACACTGTTTTATCAGTGGTTAACTGTCAAGGTAATTCAAGAGCTGTACCTGCAGTCAAGAGATAGGATAGTTAATCCAAAAACCAAAGGGTCGCTGGGTGAACTAGCGACCGAGATGGTTATGTGGATAACATCTCTAAGAGACGGCGGAGCAGATTGCTTCGATTTAATCGAGGCAGTTCCGTTCCTCCAGGTATATGGTCGAGCTGAAGAGGTTTACCTCAAAAGCTATGACAAACTCTACGATTACG